GACGGCTTCCTCCAGCGCCTCCCTCGCGGACAGTTGGGCCTTGCTGGTCTTCTTTCCGGCATTCTTCCCGGCATTCTTCGCCTTGCTCTCGGCCAACTGTTGGCGCTCCCGCTCCTGTGCCGCGATGTTGTCAGCGATGATCTTGTCCGCCGTGTCCCGGAAAGTATCGGAGGTGTAGCGCCCGTCTTCGCCCATCGCTCCGAACTGCGCTTCGTTGTAGGCGTCCTGCGCTGCCATGAAGTGCTCCATGCCGTGCTTGCCGTCGTAGCCGTCGCGGAAGGCAGCGAAGCCCTTCTCCAGCATCCCATCAATGGAAACCGGGGTCTGGGGGGCATAGGCTCCACCGTTGGACAAGTCGGTTACGGAGAAATCCGGGAGGACCTTGTAGTAGTTGTCATTCTCCTCAATCGCCCCGGTCTCTTGGTTGATTCTCCCGGTGAACTCATAGAACAGCGGCAGCCAGCCATGCTCCATGCACCAGGCGACGTACTCGTTCGCTGCGGCTTTCGGGTCAGCCGTGCGGTCCATCGTGCCGTAGAGGTCGAAGTCACCATGACTTGCCGTGGCCTTGGACGTTTCCGCGACCAGGGTGTTGTCGTTCATGAACTGGAGGATGGCCCGCATCGCAGATGCGCCGTCGCCGCCGAATTCGCGGATCAACGCCTTCAGGTCAAAGGTCTTGCCGTCCCATGCGGCCGGAGCCTTGCCGCCGAAGGCGGAGAAATCCGCTGTGGCGGGGTTCCACGGCGCCGTTTCCTTGATGGCGGTCAGCTTCTTCTGGCCCTTCTTCTCCTGCCCGGCCCAACTCGCCCACGAGGGGACGCCCTCGCTCCGTTTCATGTTCGTCACGCGCCGGAAACCCGTGAATTCGAGCGTGTTCTGCACGTTGGTGTAGTCAGTGGCCATCGCAGTGTGCGTGACGGAAGAAACCTCCACCGGCATGTTGGACGCATGGTACGGGATGACATAGGGGATGTAGTAGTCGTCGAGCATCTTCATGATGTGGTTGTATGAATAGCCGACACCAATGATGCCGCACGTCTTGCCGTACAGCGGATTCGTCTCCAGCGCCTTCGCCTCTTCAAACGGAATGGATTGCACCCATGCGTTCGGGTCGTCCGCACGATGCCTGAAGTCGGAGATGATGTACTCGCCGCTCGCGTCAAGGCCAGCGCTGGCCCAACTCACGGTCGGGTCGATGTCGAACATGACGCTCATATTGATCTTCTCGCCCGTCTGGCCGAAGAGGTAGACACGAGCCAACTCCTTGGTGTAGGTGTGGGCCGTGAACCTTTTAGCAGCCAGGTCGAAGGTCTTCTGGAGGTGGTCGAACGTGTGCTCGATCATGAAGTCGGAGAAGCTCTGGCTGCGGGCGCCTCCGATGCTCTTCAGGAAATCGGCCATCGGGATGCTCGTCTTGCCGCTGCCCTTGATCTTGGACAGCATGGCGACCTCGCTGTTGTACGGCAGGAAACCGATGGACGGCTTCATGGCTGCCGTGCCGTCGCGGCTCTGGAGGATCGCGTCAAAGGACGGCGCGAATCGGCGCAATGCGTCGCGGCCGTTGACCGTGGCAAGGTCGGACGGGCGGAGGAGCTTCTGGAATGCGGGTGACCTTGCAAGCAGCGCCGCCCTCTGTCTCGGGCTGGTCGGATTCTCTTTCTCTTTGTTCGCGAAGTAGTCCTGGATGCCCTTCGTGATATCCTCGATGCTGTCGTCGCTCATCTCGCGGATGTCGTTCTCGCCCTTGGCAAAGTTGAAGTACTCTGCTTTCGGGTTCAGCTTCCGCACATAGCTGTTCCACTCGCTCACGACACGTCCAAGCCACGCCTCAAGGCGGTAGCGCCGCGCCTCGACGAAGCAGCCCAGGCATGCGGTCTCGTACCCGGCGCCTTTGAGGATCTCGTTGATGTGGAAGATGTCCTCCGGGCGCAGGCGCATCTTGTCCAGCATGGTCACGCCATCCGCGCCCGTCCGCAAACCAAGCTCGTTCAAGAACTTGTTCAGAGCGGTGCGCTTCTTGCAGATGGTAGTCAGGTCGAAGTTGACTTCATACTCGCCGTTCGGCACCTGGCAAGACATTACAATGTTGCCCGTATGCTCGTCGTAGGTTATGGTCGCATCGTTGATCTCTTCCAACGACAGGAAGTGATACTCCAGACCCTTCGTCCTGTACCAGTCCGCCGCCTCGTCCAGGAAGCTCATCGCCTGCTGCGCCTGCTCTTCGGTGAAGCCGTTGTCCAGCATGGTGGCATGGAGCACGTCCCGACACGTCGCCACAACAGCGGTCTTCTCTCTCCAACCGGCCGGGCGCGTTTCCGTCTTGGGCTCCCATGCCGTGTAATCGTGGGTTCCGTAGGAGATGCCGTGCGCGTCCATGAGCCGCATTAATGCCTTGATCTGCGTCGTTTTGCCGAACTTTGCCTCCGGCTGGTCCCATGTGCGCGGGGACTCCTGCACGGCGTCTTCAGGCATCTCCATCACACCCCGGCTCTCGCCGTTGATGACCTCCTCGCTCGTGAGCACGTCCTCACTGACGGCCGCGAGGCTCTCCGTCCCCGCCGCGTCCGCAAGCGCGATGCCCCACGTCTTCGCGAGCTGCTCGGAGTACCGCCACAGCCCGGTCTTCTGGTCCAGCGTGGTCAGCAGCCGCGCCTCCCGGCTGTTCGGATCGATGCCGCGCACGGCGTCGCGCAGCCTCTGGAGGAAGTCGGTCAGCCATTGCTTGATGGTCTGGAACAGACCCTTATGCTCCTGCCTGATGTGCTCGCCGACGGTCGGGTCGGACAGCATCATCTCGCTGCCGTCCGAGACGACCTCGCGCATGGCCCTCTCAAAGCTGTAGCCGTGGCTCTCCATCTGCTGATGGATGAGCTGGGTCACGTTGCCGCCCTTCTTCGTGATCTCATCGAAGAGCGCCTTCTGGTAGACCGCGTACATCTCCGGCGAATTGTGCTCGATGTAGTGCGTCAACTCGTGGCTCATGACGCGGATCAGCGTGTGCCGGTCCGCCCGCTCGTTCGGGTGCTCGTCGTACCACGAGTCCACATAGTTCCGGCCGGAGTTGATGTCGATGGCGATGGTGTTGTCCGAGTAGGAGCCCTGCTCCGTGTAGATGTTGCCGTTCGCCTCGCCCTTGGACTGGAAGAAGCTGATGGTCAGCCCGGGCGTCAGCCCGGACTGCGTGGCGATCTTTGCGAGGTCGTAGGCGGCCCTCTGATCCGCGTTGAGGTTCGCCTCCGTCACTCCGTCCTCCAGGATGACGCGCCCGGCCCTGCCGGCACGGCCCGCCCGGCTCTTCTTCACGCTGTTCAGGCGCTTGGTCTCCATGCGCTTCGCCTCGGCCTGGCCGGCGGTCCTCGCGCTCGCGGCCGCCTTCGCGCCCAGGGTGTCGGCAGAGGTGATGCTCATCGTCGGCTGGCCCACGATGGCGCTCTCGTACACGTCCACGAAGGCGTCGATGTAGGGGCCGACGTTCGCCCGGCCGTCGTAGGCGTTCAGCATCGCGTTCAGCATCGCGCCGCTCACCTGCGCGTCCGCGTGGGCGATTCGGCCGCCGGTTCGCGCTCCGATGCTCTCTGCGGCCTCCTGCGTCTGCATGCCCCACATGGCAATAGCGGCCGCTCCGGTGCTGGCGTAGGAGCCGACGTCGATGGCCTTCGCCTTGAACTCCGTCCCGCCGTCCTTGAACACGGCCTTGACCTCGTAGGCGCCGTCGCCGTTCTTCTCCACGGCGAACCAGGCCAGCTCTGCCGTGTCGTGCTTGTTGCCGGCCTCGTCCGTGACGTCGTAGATCGTCCTCGCGTGGGTCGTGCCCACGGCCGCCCTGTCGCCCGTCGCGGTCACGGTCGCGGCCGCAGTCGCGGCGCGGGCGCCTGCGGTCCTGCCGCTCCTGGAGGTCACGCCACTCATCGCGTCGCGAACGTTCTGCGCCATCGCGCTGTTCTTCGTGGCCGTCTTCTTGAGGTCCGCAAGCGGGGTCGGGCCCGTCTCGCCGGCCGCCTCCAGCTCTGCGTTGACGGCGCGGTCCGCGACGGCGTTCAGATCGCCGAAGATGGTGTTGCCCTTCTCGTCGGTCGTCAAACAGAGATCACGGAAAACACCCGACGCGGTCTTGCTCGCCCGGATCATCGCGTAATCGTCCGCTGTGAAGTTGTATTCCTTGGCGCCGCCGTTCTTCATCATGGTGGTGACCGCGTCGTACACCGACGACGGGGTCATGCCGCGCATGATCATCGGCATGGACATCTGCGCGAACGCCTCGTAGGCCCGGTACATGAGCTTGCCGTCCACGGGGCTGCCCTTCGGCAGGCCCTTCGCGTCAAGCTCCGCGTCCAGCACGGCCGCCATCATCCTGCGGACCGCGCTCTGGCTCCGCTCGTCCAGGTTCTGAAGCACTTCCATGCTCGCCCGGCCCAGCGCCCGGAGCTGCTTGCCCTCCTTCGTGCTCATGGCGAAAAAGCCCTTCACGCGGTCCGCGACGGTGCTGTTCGGGCCGAATGCGCGGGCGATGGCCATGATGCGCTTCTGTGCCCGGTCGGCCTCGGTGGTCGTGCCGCTCTTGACGGCGGGCGCCTTCTCGGTCTTCTCCGTCCCGGTCTCGTCGGTCTGCGCGGCCTCGCCGGTCCGGGTCTCGCTCGTCTCCGCGCCGGTCTCCTGCGTACGGGTGCTGTTCGCCGGGTTGCCGTCGGTCTCGACCTCCGCGCCGGCCGGATTCGTCTGTACCGCCGTAGAGGGGTCCTGGCGCTGTTCTAACGCGTTCTGCTCCTCGGACGTGGCAATATTCGTCCCGGCGGCCGGAGCGGCTTCTGGGGCAACGTGGCGGCCTTCCTGTGCGTTCTGCTGGCCAAGGCCATCGCGGATGGGGTCCGCGTCGGCCGGGGCGGCGTCCCCGCCGGACTTGCCCTCCAGCTCGTCGGCACGCTCGGTGTACGCCTGCTCCATCGCCTCCGCGATCTGCACACGGTTTTCGGCTTTTGCGGCCTATTCGTTGTCTCCTGCCGCTCTTGCCTTGTCGGCGGCTTTCTGCTCTTCGGCTTTCGTCTTCGCTGCGGCCGCCGCGTATTCGCGTGCCGTCCCGGCGTCCGTAATGGCCCTCGCGCTCTCGCGGGCCTTCGTCTGGTATTCCGTCGGCGCTCCAGGCGTCGGCTTCTGCTCGACCAGGCCCTCGGTCTTCGGGGCCGTCGTCGCGGGCTGCTCCGCCGGGGTCGTCTTCTTCTCGCCCTCGTTCAGCGCCTCAAGGCCGGCCTTCTCCGCCGCCGCGTCCTTCGACGGGGCCGGAGCCGCTTTCTCCTCGCCCCCGTTCAGCCATGCGGTGGCGGCCTCCGCTCCGGGGATGAGGGTGGCGTAGCTGTCGGGGTCGATCGTCCCCTTTACGCCCGTCGCGTTCTGCCCGGCGGCGATCGCGCTGATGCCCTTCTTGCCGCTGGACGCGGCGTTCATGCCAGTCAGGGTCTCCGTTCTTCTGTTTCTGAAGGCGTTGACGCCAGACGGGACTCCAGACATCATCGCGCCAGAGAGGAAGCCTGCGCCGGTGCTGGCAATGGCATCCCCGGCCTTTTGCTGTGTTAGCATTCCATACGCTTCTGCGGGCGTCATGGTGCGGTAGCCGGTCACGTTGCCGTTCTCGTCCTTGACCTCCACGGGGTAGTAGGTCATGAGGAAGGCGACTTGTTCGTCCATTGTGCCAGTAGCAAAGTTGTAGAACGTGTCCCAAAGTTCCTCCGCTCCCTGACCGGCAAGCTCCTCAAGACCTTCCTCGGTGGATTCGAGCAGCCAGCCGATGAACGATCCCTTGCCGGACTTGGCCATCTCCATCACGCGGTCGAGGCCGCCGTGCTCCGTTGCGTACTCGATGATGAACGTCTTGCAGTAGTCGAGCGTCGCCTCGCCGGGCGTCTTGTGGTCGAGGATGGCCGCATAATAGGACGCTCCGGCGGCATTCCCGGCCTGGAGCCCCGTCGCGACCCAGGACGCAATCTTTGCGGGCATCTTTGAGCCGGTCCACATGGCGATGCCGCTCTCGACCGCTGAATTGAAAGCGTTGAATGCAAACTGCCCCCACGTCTGCCCGCCAAGGAGCCACTGACCCTCCTGCCCTCTGCCGGCCGCTTCCGTCTGGGCCTGCGTCGTGTTGCGGGAGAAGCGGGAGAAGGCGAAGCGGTCGCTGCCGGAGTCGGACGTTCCACCAGCAACGTTGAGTAGGCCTTCGACCGGTTCCCAGAGCACGTTCCCAACACGGGTTGCCGCCCACGTCGCCGCCGGGTAAAGCCCCTGGAGGTTGGAGTTTGCTTCGCCGGTCGCGGCCGCGCTTTGCAGGTCGCCCTGCCATTTGGCCTTCCTCGCTCCAAGAGTTGGGAGCAGGTCAATCAGGTAGCGTTCCGCCAACTCTGCTCCGTTCGGCTGTGCATAGAGGATGTTGTACTTCCACACTTCAGACCCCTCTCCATAGTCTGACATGAAGTACAAAACATCGCTGCTCAAATAATTGTCGCCGGATATTGCTGCCACATACAGCGGCATCCGGTACTCCGCCATTTCTTCCGGGACTTCGATAGTGGCCCCATTCGACAAGGTGGGATGGATGGAGTTGATATAAGCGTATGCATCTGCCCCCCACTGCGATTCGTTGGCAGACTTATATTTGCTGTCCGTGTACATAGCCCGGAAAGGCGCAAACATAGTATTCAGAACCCGTGCAGGGAATTTGAATGCTCTTTCTTCGTCCCACGCCTTCAGGGCCTTCCGGGACTCCTGGACCTTGTGGATCTGCCCCTGCATGGTCGTGTTGGCGTCGATTTGAGCCTGGACCTGGTCCGGGGTAAGCGGCTGGCCAACGGCCTTGTAGTACGGCGCTGCCTCAAACGCGCAATCAGCAAGGGACGTGCGGGTCTGCCCGTCGGACAAGGTCGCGGTGTTGATGGCCTCCCACGCCGCGTCAACGGTATCCGGGCTGTACCCATCGGTCTTGCCGTCGTAGACATTCTTGAGCACGACCTCGCTCCACTCGTCGAAGGGGAGCTCCTTGCCGCCGTGCTTTTTCTTGTAGGCCTCGTTCGCCGCTTCGTAGTCCGACCTCATTCCGGGGAAGTGGCGGGCATAGTCGTCGCTGGCAAAGTTGGTGGACATGTCGTGGTAGTACACGGTGCCGTTTGCCAGAGAGATGCTGCTGTTCTCCCCGCCGTATGGTTCGATGAGCCCGCGCAAAGCTTCGGTCCGCTCCGTGAGTTTCCCGTCCTGCTGGACAAGGGACTCATCGCCCCATGCCCACATATCCCCGCCGAAGTCCGCGTCGGGGGTGAAGGCATTGGCCACGGCCTGCTCCTGCCGCAGTGCGTAGTTGTTGACCCAGCCAGAAGCGTGTGCGGCTTTTGCGTCATAGCCAAGGTCGTTATAGACATCCCAAGCGAGGTTCACGCCCGCGCCGGCAACCGGGATGTCAAATGAGCCTTGGTGTGCTGTCGCGCTGCTGTAGTTGGTCGCATCCACGGCCCTGCTCGTGTCCTTCGTCAGCAGGCCGCCCTCCTGCGTCAAGCCCTGGTTGTACATGGAGCGCCAGTTGCCGGGGACGTAGCCGTCGAGGGTATTGCCGTACTCGGTGTTGACGACGTCGCTGCCCGTGATGCCATATGGGTACTGCCTGTTGGCAAACTGTTTCTCCACGTCAAAGGCGCTGTTCGTGCGCTTGACCGCGCCCTGCTGCGAACCGTTGAAGTTCCAGAGGTCGCCGTAGTTTTCGGCGATGTTGTCGGACGCATTCTGCACCGCGTCGCCGTAGAGCCTGGACCGCATCATGTAAGACGGATCAAAATAGTTCCGCTTGAGCGCGGCGTCGTAGCGGCCAGCCACTCCGGGGTTCTTCGGCTGCGGGACGTTCTTCGGGTTGAAGACGGAGTTATCCCAGTCCTGCCCGGCGAGCGCCGACGCCAGTTGACGCTGATACTGATCCTGATACGCCTGCGTGACAGACGCCTTCCGGGTGGACTGGAGTGCACCCGAAAGTGCGGCCGCCATGCTCTTCTGCGTCGTGGCCGTCTGCTGCTGCCCGGCGGCCTGCTCACGCTGCGTTTTCAGATTGTTCAGGAAGTCTTCCCATTTGGCCATGTGCTTCAGCCTCCTGCTTTATCGAACCAGTTTTCTCATTTCGTTTGCGGCATTGACGAGCCTGTCCTGATAGTTCTGCACGCCGTTCTGCTGCACGGTCGGCAGGTTATAGCCGCCGGCGCCGGTTCCACCCTGGAGGCGGCCGCTGTAGTCGTTCGCCGGCGTCCCCGTGTTCCCGGCGCCCGTCCCCCCGCTCTGCTGCCTCTGTGCCGACGCCGCCATCTTCGCCAAAAGGCCGCTGGGCACGTTGGTGCCGTTCAAGCCCGCCCCGCCCGTATTCGCGTTCCTGCCGGAGCTATACCCGCCCCCGCCGCTCGGCTGGGGCTGCATCATGCTCCACATGGTCTGCGCGTCCTGGGCCGAAATACCGGCCATTGCGAGGGTCTCCGCAGAAGGCATCTGACCGGAGCCCAGCAGGGCCGTGGCGATCTTGTAGGCGTACTCACGCTCCGCCTCCGCCTGCGGCATGGTGAGCTGGTACATGTTCATCATCCGGTCAAGGTTGTCGGAGTACCGCTGGTAGGCGCGGTCGTAGAGGTCCGGGACGACGCTGTTCAGCTGCGTCATCCACTGCTGGTATGCCTGATTGCCGACGGTATTGGCGTAGCTGTTGCCGTAGCCGCCGGTGAGCGCCGCCGCCTGACCCATCGTGTCCATCATCGCCTGCCGGCCGTTCTGCATGTACATGTCGCGGTACATCTGGTACAGGCCGTCCGCGTTGAGGTCGTAGTTGAACGACCCCTGCCCGGTGATGTCGGCGTACATCTTGTCGAGCTGGGCCTGGTAGGAATTCTCCGGGAGCACAGGGTTGATGTCCGGGGCCACGGGAGCCGTGTAGGCCGGGGTGCCGCCGCTGGTGCCGCTGGTGCTCCGGGTGCTGCCGCCGCCGATGAGGTTGCCCAGGGCGTTGGAGGCCGTGCCCGCCGCAGCCGCCTGACCTGGATATCCCGTCGTGCTCTGGGCCGGGGTGTTGGCCGGGGATGCGGTCTGTTTCGCCGCATACTCCGCAGGGGTGTGCTGGGTGGCCGGCTGCCCGCCCGTCTGGCCGTTGCCCTCGTTCACGAGGCGGTTGCGGTCAAACAGTGTATAGTTTGCCATGTTGTCCTCCTTACCCGGCGCTGCCGCCGGCCTTCTTGCCGTCCAGGTCTGATACTCGTTTCTCCAGCGCGTCCAGCCGCGCCTCGATGCTCATCGTGTTGCCGCCGGAGACCTCGCTGTTCTCGAAAAGGTACTTGTAGATTTGCCTGATCTGCTCTTCAGGCGTCCCCCGCAGGACCGGGGGGTACTTGTAGGTCAGCCCCATTGAACGTCGCCCCCTGTCTCCAGCACGCGCCCGATGCTGAACAGCTTGAACTGTCCCTTGCCGGACAGCCGGAGCTGCATATGGTCGCACCGCACCGGGATGACCGGGATGGTGACCGTCCCCGTGACCGTCTGCCGGACCGTGCCCTCGTCGTGCCACCAGCCGTCCGAGTCATACTGCATTTCGATCTTGCACGTCCCGCCCGCCTCCATCCACATGCGGAGGTTGAAGCGGCTGATGTACTTCTGCGGCTCGGCCTCGTAGCCGTACATCCCGAAGGTGGCCGACCACCGCATCGGGTCGTCCGTAACCAGGAGGACGTTGTCATGCCCCAGGCCTGGGACGTCGATCATGCCGGACTGGCTGACGGAGTACAGGGTCTTGCTGTCCGCGATGAAGCGGCCCGTCGCGTAGCCCTGCTCCCGGTGCCACATCTGCTTGGCCGTGTCCCACACCCAGGTGCTGTTGCTGTTGTCGACGACCGGCCCACGCGGGCAGGCCGCGTCGATGTAGTACTTGCCGTTGTAGGCGCCGGCGCTGTAGACGTCCCACTCCGTCTCCGTCGTGTGGATGACCGGATCATCCAGCCACGCGTGGAAGCGCATGTGCGGGCCCAGCGGGTCGGACAGCCTGACCGGGAGCGTGCCGTCGTACTGCCAGACGGCGTTCCGGCCGACGTAGTACAGGCTCCCCCCGATGGTCGTGACCGTGTCCGCCGGGATGCACCCCTCGGCCTTGATCTCGACGAGCTGGAAGTTGGATGGCATCTGCCCGGCGATGCGGAAGATGCGGTCGGCCTTGAAAAACACCGGCCCGGTGTCCATCACGCCCGCGCCCGTCCATGCTCCGGGAGTGCCGATGGAGACGGTGTAGCTGTCCGTGCTCAAGCCGATGAAGCGGTGCCAATTCTTGAAGTCGCCCAGGCCGGAGGCGTAAATCTCGTTGATGGACGCGCCCTGCGTGTCCTCGTACCGGCAGCCCCACAGGCGGTTCCCGCTCTCCACCACATACTGGAGCTCCGGGATCGTCCGGGAGACCGTGACCTTCCGCGAGGTGTAGGGGTAGGTGTTCTGGAGCGTCGGAGGGTCGCCGCCGAACTCCGGGATGCCGTCCAGGATGGAGCCCGCCACGACGAGGTACTTGTCCGTCGCGTGGTAGATGACGCGGTCGGCGTTCATGCTGGCCACCTGCGCTGTCGCGCCGGCGCTCTCCCCGTGGGGCACGGGGTCGTATTCCAGGTCGCTGATGGTCACGCCGTCGTAGTCATTGAAACCCTCGAACGTTTCACTCCCCGCCTCGATGGTGATCTTGTTGTAGACGGTCGGCACCTGGACATAGGCGTTCTCCGCCGCGCTCCACTGCATCAGGACGTGCACGGACGAGTCCGACGCGTCGATGTAGTACTGGATGTTGGCATTGACGGTATGGTCCGGCTGACTGGCCCAGATGACCGGCTGCTGATAGCCGCCCTGCCCGTCCGGGTTGAGGTACACGCTCCCGTTCTCCCGGCACATCTGGACGCTGATGGTGCCCGTGACGGTCTTTGTCAGCGCCATGCTCCCACTATCCGTAAGGTCCGCCGTGTTGAAGTAGACGCAGTCCGGGAAGATGCAGACGTAGGCGCCCATGCGGACGAGGCGCGGGGTCGTGACCGTGGAGACCGTGAGCCCGGTGACCTCGTTGCTGCCGTAGTAGACCTTGCCGTCGTTCGTGACCGACACCAGCACGTCGCCCACAAAGAGCGCCGCGACGGGCGTTCCTGCCGGGCGAGCCCCACCGTAGACGCGCCTCTGCCGCCTTGTGGCCAGCAGGGGGAAGTGGTCGGTGGTCAGGTTCTCGTCGCTGTAGAGCTCGCCGTCGGCGGTCTCCTCCGTGTGCCGGATGCCGCCAAACTGGGTCGTGTAGAGGCTGTTCGCCTGCTGCGGCTGGAGCTGCGGGAGGTATGCCATGCGTCCACCCCCTCACATGCGGAACTGCCACACGCGGCGCTTCGGCATGTGCGTCCGGGTGTACCAGTCGCCGTAGGCCTTGAAGGCGTTGTTGTACAGCGTCATGTCGTTGTTGTATTTGCCGATCTCCGCGTTGACCAGGTCCACCTGGGCGCAGAGCCAGTATGTGTAGACCTGCGTGTAGGGCTCGTGGACGAGCAGCTCCGTGCTCCGGTCCGTCTCCGACGTGTAGCCGTCGTAGCCCTCCACAGGGGGTTTTTCGTGCGTCAGGATGAGCTCCCGGTAGACCTGGCCGTCCAGCGCGGACAGCCACGCGATTTTCTGCTCGTCCGTCAGCTTGTTCGGCCGGGTCGTGTCGAGCCGGTCGATGGCGTTCTGGATGGTCATGGCCTTCTCCTTTCGTGAACAAAAGCGGGGCAGGAGCCGCAGCCCCTGCCCCTGGGCGTCAGCCCTCGTTGGGTACTTCCGCCGCAAAGTCCTCGGCGGCGTTTTCGGCGTCCATGATGATCGTCAGACGCTCGTAGATGGGCAGCGGGACCTTGCTGGTCTTGCCCTTGGGAATCTGGTAGCCCCGGCCGTTGATCCACACAGCGTAGTAGGGGTCCTCCCCCTTGTGCGCTCGCGGCAGGGTGATGTCACGGGTCTCGGCCCATTCGTCCGTCAGGACCGGGGCCGTGTTCGCAGGAGTCGTTTTCGCAGCCATATGCTGGCCTCCTTATCAGGTGTTCGCGGCGTCCGTGCTGGAGTAGCTGCTGGAGCACTCGACGATGACGTAGCGCTCCGGGTAGAGGATCTTCGAGGCCATGGAGAACTTCGCGCCCACGGTGCTGAACTGGTTCAGCGGGCCGCCGACCTGCTCCTTGGACTTGATGATCGTCTCCATGCCGGCGCCGGCGGGATCGACCACGCCGAAGGCGTCACGGCCGAAGATCATGACCTGGTAGATTTTGCCGTTCGTGCCGGCGATGACGGGCGCCATCGTGCTCTCGATGAAGCGGACGCCGTGGAGCTGGCCGATCTCGCCGTTGAAAATCTCCTCCGGCGCGGCGTACTGGTGCACGTTCACCCAGTCCTTCGAGGAGCGCAGATCGTAGGTGCAGGACGGATGGATGACGCCCACAAAGCTGCTGCCGCTGTAGAACGGGGCGTTGGACTTCTTCAACTGGGTCACGGCCTTGTTGACCATGTCCGGGGTGAAGAAGGCCTCGTTGCCGCTGGTGGCCAGAGCGGTGTCCAGGGCCGTGCGGGTCGCCGGGGTGCTGACGTAGGCGCCGTTGTTGTACACGTCCGCGAACAGCACGTTGGAGCCGGCCATCAGCACGTTGCGGACGAGCTTGTCGTAGGTACGGCCGGCGGCCGCGCCCAACTCCTCGGTCGCGCCCAGGATGGTGTCGTCCACATAGTGGAGCTCCAGCTGGTCGGAGATGCTCACATACTCGCCGTACTGCGCGATCTCCACCGTGATGGCCGTCTGGCCGAGCTTCTTGCCGACCGGGATGACGGCCTCGGTGAGTTGGTCGCAGTCCGGCAGGGTGTTCCACTTGCGCCACTCGACCACCTTGCCGTGGTTGGCCGGGAGGTTCTGCTTGCGGCCGAGCTGCTGGTAGATCAGCTTCTCACGGGTGTTCTCCAGAAGCTCGGTGTCGTAGTAGGTCTTCATGCCCGGAGCCAGCGTGCTGGCCGGGGTGAAGGCCGTCGTGTCGGTCGAGTCGTAGGCGTTCTGGTAGACCGTGGTCGCGTTTACCAGGGTGCCGGCCTCGGCGAAAAGCTGAAGGTCAAGAATGAATTCGCTCATGGCGATGCCTCCTGTTCGTTGCGCGGGAGGCATGGCGGGGGGATCAGAACCTGATGCGCTCCCCCATCCTCACGCGCCGTTTGATTTCCTCCCGGTCTCTCCGGGAGAGTTTGGATGGGTCGTCGCGGACGTCGAGTGCTGCCGATTTCCGCACGCCGTTTTCGGTCGGTCTGCGCTGCCCTGCCTGGATGGAGTTGCTGATCTGCTGGGCGGTCCGCTGTGCTCCCACAGCCATCGCCTGCGGCATGATCTCGCGCTGGTGGACGAGCTGATATGCGGTCATCACGTCCACACCCACCTGCGGGCTGGTCAGCCGGGCGAACTCGTTGTTCTGAAGCTCCGCCCGAAGGTCGAACCCCGGGAACGTCTGCTTCACGACTTCGCCCTGTTGGGCAAGCTTCTGGAGGTGAGCCCGGAACTGCTGTTCCTCCAGCGTCTGCTGCCGGGCCGCTTCCGCTTCCTCATGCTCCCGCTCCAGCGCCTTCATCTGCTTGAGGACATCCACCGGGATGCCCCTCTGGAGCGCCTCGTCCTCGTACAGGCTGTCGTCGTCGGTCACGGCCTTGACGAGTCCGTCCAGGTCGCCGTCCTTGACGTTGTACTTCTGCTAGAGGACCTTGAGCATCGGCTGCATCGCGGCCTCGCGTTGCTTGGAGCCCTTCAGCCGCTCCTGCACGATGTGCTGGACGTCCGCGTCGAATTCGGCTTTGTACTCGCCGTCGCGCAGACTCTTCCACCTCGTGCCACGGTCTTCCGGCTCCGGTTTTTGATCAGCGGCGGCCTGACCACCCGCGCTCCCCTCCTGGATGCCGTACTGGACGTCCTTCAGGGGGTTGCGGCGTAACGCCCGTTGTTCCTGTGCCTGCTGGGCGTCGTCCCCAGCCCCTACGACCGGCGTGGCTCCCGTGGACCCCGCGTCCCCGGCTCCGGCTCCGGCGGCAGCACCCGCCCCGTCCCCGAAAAGCTGGAGTTCCAGCCACATGGTGTATTCCGCCATTCTCATGGCCCCTTTCTGCCGATTAGGTCGGCGAGTCCTTACTGTCCCTATAGCACGGGCGTCATGCCTCTGTTAGTCGAACAGCATCCGCACATGGCCGGGGTATTGCTCCGCCAGCATCAGGCAGCCGGTGATGACCAGCTACCACGCCCCGCGCTCGAATTCCGTGCCGACGGTCATGCGGACGCGGCTGCGGCCCTTCTCCAGCACGACCTTCGGGCGGACGGTCTCTTCCGTCGCCCACCGGCCCAGGGCGCTCACGAGCATTGAGACGGCCGCGCAGATGATGTCCTGCCCCTCCGGCCCGGCGCCCGCGTGCCCCTCGACCGTCAGCGTCCCACGGCCGTCCACGCGCTCCTCATGGATGGTGATCATGCGCTCCTCCTCAATCCGGCCGGCTGGCCTGGGCGCTCTGCTCCGCCGCCTTGCTGATGATGGTGTTCGTGCGGCGCTCGTCCTCCGTCATCGCCGCGCCCGCCAGCGGCACCTGCTGGGGCTGTACGGGCATTCCGCGAGCCTGCGCCATCTGCTGGAGCATGGCCATCGCCCGCTCGTCTCCGGCCGCCTGAGCCAGTCCCATGGCCACCTGATAGAGCTGCATCATCTCCTGCATCATGCCGCCCGCCTGGGCCAGCTTCTGCTGGAGCTCCTCGCGCTCCTTGAAATCCATCATGTCGAGGGCCATCATGGCCGAATCGACCATCTGCGGATTGAAGAATCCGAGCTGGTAGAGCTGGAGGGCGAGCTCGTTCTGGGCCGCTTTGGTGTAGCCGGTCTCCCGCTGCGCCTTGACGTCAACGTCAAACACCGGGAGCCTGTAGCCCATGTCCATGCCGAACGCCTGCCCCTGCGCCTGCGCCTGGAGCTGCTGGTTGGTGTAGGAGACGTACCGCTCCTCGCCCCGCTTACCGATGATCCTGAACTGGCGCGGGAGGTCGTAGAACTGTCGGATGCGCTCGATGACGAGGTTGACGATGCGCCGGTAAGCCCGCCAGCTCGACCGGGTGGAGTCCTTCGACGACCGGCCGCTCTGCTCGCGCAGGGCCGCGATGGCGCTGGCCGCCGTCACGCCGGACGGGGTGTTGCCGTTCTGGACGTCCGTGTTGCCCGTCACAAATTTGAGCTCGTCGATCTTGTTTTGCAGGAAATTGATGACGTTGCCCTGGATGCCGGCCGTGTTGATTTGGAGCAGGCTGTCCTGCCCCAGGTTGCCGTCCACATGGACCAGCGGGCGCGTCAGGTCCGCAAACTCCGCTTCATTGACCGCACCATCTTTGCGGACGAAATACCTGGGCGTCGCGGACACCACAGCGTTCATGGTGATCGCCTGGCTGATGGTATCGATGTCCTTTTGGGTGTCCCTGCCGATGGCCACATAGCCGTAGCCGGTCGGCTGCCCCTCCACCGGGTACAGCGGGTCCAGGACGAAGGGATACGCCCCGTCGTCGTACAGCCCCCGGTCGGGCATCGTGTCCTCCGTGCACTCCAGGACCTCGTCGCCCACGAATTTACAAAATTGCAATACTTTTTTCCCGGAGTCGTAACTGTGGTAGTACCAGTCCACGACCACGCTCTTGTCCGTCGTGTCCACGTTGTCGTCGTAGATGTACTGGGCCACGGTCGGGTTGTGGACGCCCAGCTTGCCGACGAGCTGCGGGTACTGGCTCTCCAGCAGGTCGTTGTCCATCAGGGCGACGTGGAAAACGTTGCGGCTGTCCTGGATGTCCGCGATGCCCGGCTCCCAAAAGAGGTTCAGAAGGTTCACCTTCTGGATGCTGATATCGCCCAGGCCGTTAAGCTTTTCGGGGTCCCAAAACACGCCGAACGCGCCCGTGCCCTCCAGCATTTTTTGCCAGCCGACGTCGGAGTACACGTCCTCGAAATCGTTCTGCTCCATGATGACCGGGATGATCTCCGACAGCCGCGTCGCCTCCTCGCGGTCGTCCGGCATGCGCGGCAGGATGGCAGGCTCCGGGTAGCTGTCCATGTAGTCCGCGTGTTTGCCGACGACGCAATTCCACAACCACGCGGTGTGGCTCTTGTTGATGTCCGCGCCCATGATGTGGTCCTCCCGCTCAATCTGCTGCCAGTTGTGCAGTTTCCACCACTGCTGGCTGCTGATGATGCGCCGCTCGATGCTCGCCTTACCGGCCTTGTACTTGCGCAGGGTCTCCTGGGCGCGTGCGATGCGCTCTTTGCTCATCCTGCTGCCCGTGACGGTCGTCTCCGCGCCGGGCACGTCGGGCTGGTCACGGCCGGTCCCCGGCATCGGAGCCGCGTCCGGCCGGGGCTCCGCAGCCGACGGCACCACGGGCTCCGGGATCGGGCCCATCCCCGCCGGGGCCGGAGGCGCCATCCCCGGCATCATCCCCGCCGGCGCACCGGCTCCGGGCGTCGCCGCGCCCATCGGGGGCATGCCCGCCATCATCGCGTCCTGCATCAGGCCGCCGCCCGGTGCTCCCATCTGGGGCTGCGCGGCCTGCTCCGCCGCCAGCTCCTGCTCCGCTCTCCGTCTCCTGCTGTCTACGCCTGGCATGTCAAATCCTCCTCACGTTAAAGTCCTGGTCCAGCGGGTTGGCCCCGTGCAGGGGCATGTACGTCTCCTCCGGCACGACCGGCTTGATGGGCCGCGCCATGCACATGTACCGGGTCTCGTCCGCGATGTGGTCCTCCCCGTCCGTGTCGATGTCCTCCGGTCGGTGTGCGTCATACTGGAGCGTCGGTATCGTGCGGATGAAATCCCTGCACGACCGGAAGATGTACATCTGGGGGATCCCCTCCCCGTCGAACTGCAACCGGTAGTGCATCTGCATCCAGCCGGGGATGCGCTTGTGGTCCCCCTTTTGGAAATAAATTCCGTATTTCGCAGCCGTCTCCGCGAATGATATGCCGCTCTCCGCGTCCCATATCGCCGGGTCCGCGACGCCTCTGATCTCCCTCCCGGCCAGCAGCGGGTGCTCGTGCTCCATGCGCTGTATCTCCGCGAACACGCGGTCCGGGCTCCACTTGAGCCCCTCGTTGGCGATGGCCTGCCCGCCCTGGTACTGGCAGCCGTAGAGCTCCGCGATGCGGTACAGGATGCCGTCGTAGTCCACGGCCCACCAGCCGCAGCTAAAAGGATGGTGGTAGCCCCAGTCGAAGGACCGGTACACCTCCCATCCACGCGGGACGGCGAACGGCTCGATGACGTGCGTCCAGCGCCGGTCGAGGTAGTGGTCCGGGTCGTCGCGGAAATCCTCGAAAACCATGCCCTCGAAGATGTCCCACGAGCCCTCCAGCCATGCCGCCCGCAGTTTCGGGGGCAGGCTCTTGAGCTGCTCCATGTACTCCGGCTGGGCGGCCATCAGGGCCGCGTTGTCGGTGACTTTGGCCGGGATGAAACGGTAGTCCTCCGGGTGCTCATCGCCCGTGTAGACGCGGTCGACAAACAGCCTTTTAATGTAGGCATGGGATACGCCGCCGGGGTTGCAGGTGTAGTACACCCGATGCGGGTATGGGTTGACGCCACGACAACAGATGATGATTTTTTTGAGCCAGTCCTCCTTGAGGTTGGTGGCCTCGTCGATGTAGATGACGTCATACTCCGCGCCCTGGTACTGCTCCACGTCCGCGTCGTTGTCACAGTAGCCAAACTGGATGGTCGAGCCGTTAGCGAACGCGAACTTTTTGTCGTTACGGTTGTAGCGGGCGCGTCCGGCCAACAGGCGTTTGAGCGGCTCTATGTGGTTGTTCTCCAGCTCGCGAAACGTCCGCCTGATGACCAGCTCCTTGATACCCGGATACCTGCCGGCCATCGCCGTGGCTTTGACCTGGACGGCCCACGATTTTCCCCCGCCCCGCGCTCCGCCGTAGGCGACGTATTTCTCCCGCGCCATCAGGAATTCCAGCTGCTTTGGGGACGGCCGGAGGATCATCTGCTCACTCACCGGGGTCCACCCCCTCCGGCATGGCGATGAGGATCGGCGCCGCGTCGCCGGCGCCCGCCTCCCGCTTAATCCGCTCTTGCTCCAGCGCGATGCGGTCACGCTCCAGCTGGATGCGCTGCGCCGGGCCGGGCTCCAGGAGACCGTACCCGACCATCTGCACCTGCTGGAGGTAGCGGAGCGCTTTGGCGATGCTCTCCACGCCGCGCAGGTCGGTCACGAGGCTCGCGTCGCTGATGCGGTCCACCAGGGCATGGAGTTTGGCAGACAGCGCGTCGGCGGCCATTACGGTCGCGTACAGGGCGTTCGCGTTTTTCCCGGACGTCATCTCAATGAGTTTTGTTTCTGTTTTCTCGACGCGCCGCTCACGCTTCTGCCGCCACTTCTCCTCGGAGGCTCGTTTGCCGATGGTCCCCTTAGGGACGCCGTATTTGCGTGACAGGTCCATCAACGATACGTCCGTAGAGATGTAGTCCTGCTTAATCAGCTTCCAGGTCCCCTCGTCACACAACGGCCTCGCCTCCTCATTAATCAGTTATCACGCCGTCCCCGCCGCCGTAAGTCGAAACGCCGTTTCCCGTCGTTTCCGCACCGTTTCCGGGCCCTCTGAAAATTTCTCGAAAAAAATTTTTGAAAAACCCCTTGACACTATGCCGACAGTGTGGTAAGGTATAGGTGCCGGGAGGGACCGGCGACAATGAAAAGGAGGGCACAGAAATGAAGACCACAGCCGAAGTCAACGCGATTATGCAGGACGTAACCCTGAACCCCATCGAGAAAGCCGCGAAGATCCGCACGCTGCCCGAGTACACCGGGTTCGAGACCTGGCTTGACAGCCTGACCGAAACCACCGACGGCAGCGAGATCACCGCCATCACCGCCAGCGCGATTGAGGCCATCAAGGCGGCGAGCTGCTGGGAGATCGCTGAGCAGATGGGCGACGCTTTCAGCCTCAAAATGCTCCGGTACACCAAAGACGCGAGCGTAGACGAAAAAGCAGGCTGGGCTTTCACAAGAGCATGGCACGCGGTTCACGCCGCCGTCGAGACACAGAAATGGCCCCCGCTGACCGAAGAAGAGCAGAAGGTCGTCGGCTTCTTCGCGGGGCTTGCGAAGGGCGCGGAGAATGCGGAAAAGTACGCCGACCTGTGACAATCCCCACGGCAATCAGTCGAAACGGCCTCCGGGCCGTCCACCCGAACCGCCCCACGGGTGCTGATGAGACAGGGCACGACGAAAGGGAGGACAAAACATGATGCACATCACCATCGACGACTGCTGGGGGGAGTGCTATGAAAACGCCATCAAGAACGTGCTCACCGCTGTCAACAAGGTGCTTGGAACCAACCTCACATACCGGGACGACTTCCTCAAGGGTCACGACATCGCCAAGGGCCTTGGCCTGCGGTTTACTGTCAACGGCGACCTTTGCCATCCAACGCAACCATGACCTCCGCCTGATGAGAGCCGGACGGCAGCCGGCCGAAACGCCCGCCAGGGCGTCGCGGAAAGCCAAACCGCAGAAAGAGAGGATGGATACCATGACGATTAACGACGCAAGGAAGAAGCTACAGTTTGAAGCCACCCCCGCCGGAAACGCCCTGCACACCCTCGACGGCACCATCCGCGCCACCGTCGCCGTGCCCGAAGGCGCGTCCGAAGATTACGGCTATCTGGCCATGAAAAACGCGATCCTGGCCGCCTACAAAGGCACGGAGCCGCTGGCGTTCTGGTACGACGGACAGGAACAGTACCTTGCCCCCGACGCCGCCGACGGCGAGCCGGACGTCTACATCGAGGAGGCCTGACGATGCCGACCACGTTCAACAAGGCCGCCTACGACAAGCAGTACGTCAAGGACCACACCGTCCGCAAGGACGTCCGGCTGTCGCTGGAGCACGACGCGGACATCCTGGAGCACCTGGACAAGGCCGGGGAGCCATTCGCCACCTACGTCAAGCGGCTCATCCGGGCGGACATGAAAAGGACCGGGGAATAACCCCGGCCCCTTTTTTTATGGCCTTGTAACAGCAGTCAGAACGGGAGATCCTCGTCCACGACGATGGGCATCTGCTCCGGCTCCTGGGGCCTCGCCGCAGACGCGGGAGCGGGCATGGCCGGGCGCTCGCCGGGGTCCGGCAGCTTGAGGACGCGGATGTCGTCCGCATCGACCTCGACGTCGGCGTGCTGATCCCCGTTTTTCCCGGTCCACGGATGAGCGCCCTTGACGATGCCCCGGACGAGGACGGTCGTGCCCTTGATGGGGTTGACGCGCTCCAGGTAGTCCGCGTTGTGGCCCCAGGCCGTCACGGACAGGATGACCGTGTTCCGGTAGCCGTTCTGGTCCTTGCCGTAGGTCTCCGTGCTGATCCGCATCGAGCAGCACTTAGTCTGCCCCTTGGCCGTGTTGGCCATCCTGATGGTCGGGTCCGCCACGAGGCGGCCGTCGAAGGTGTAGGTCTGCATTACGTCTGATCCTCCTTGTAGTAGTCCTGAATAGCCTTGACGGCCTCGTCGTGCCCGTGGCAGACGAGGGCCTGATACCCCTGCCGGCGGAGCTCCACGAGCCATTTTTGTTGGTCTACGGAGACCCTGCCGCCCCGGACCTTTTTGAGCTCGATGTAGAGCCCGTGGTAGGGGCCTCGCGCCACCGGCAGGCACATGTCGGGGACGCCCCGTTTGGTTCCGGTTGCCTTCAGCCGCGCCGCTGTCGCCGGGGAGCGCCAGCCCCCGTTGGGGACGGCGTAGAGCAGCTCGATGCCGGGGAGGACGCCCGTCATGTAGGCGGCCCATTGAAACACCCATTGCTGCTCCAAATCCTCGCTGGGCGCGGGGAGATCAATGCCCTTGTCAGTCGTCATCATTGTCCTCCTCGCCCAGGATGGCGTTTAAAGCGTCTCCAGGGGCCTCTCCAGCCGCTCTGGCGCTCTGGATGGCCAAATACTCAAGCTCCAGCCTGTCGGCCTCCTGGCGGGCAAATTGGGCCATCCTGCGGCACTCGTCCGATGAGTGCTCCGATTGGGGGTCGTCTATCTGCCGCTCCCAGATGCGGGCCAGCTTGTCCATGAGCGCCGCCTCCGGGCTCCGGCGGGTGATCATGTCGTCCATCTGCAGCACCTTCCCTTCTCGCGCTTGCTTCCGGGCGACCTCGCGCAGGGTCATCCAGACGAGGTCGGCCCGCGACTACGCCTTCCACGCCATCTCCTTGAGGCGCTCCCACTCGTTGTACAGATCAGCAAAAGTCATCGTCATCCTCCTGCCACTTCAGCCCCAGTTCGTCCGCCCGTGCATACCGCAGGGCCTCCTCCATCTCCAGCACGGTCATGATTACGTAGTTGGCGAGGTCCATCAGCGTTTCCCGGAGGCTCTCGTCGGCGACCTTGCGCTCCGTGGTGCGGGAGAGGGTCTTGAAGCGGTTCAGCTTGTCGGAGAGCCGGATGCGGCTCATGGCGTAGCCCTCTTCCAGGAAGGCCGTGTGGAAGCTGTCTCTGTAATCGTGGTTCCTCTGCTCGTAGACACGGTTCAGGTCGTTGCAGAGCGCCCGGTAACGCTCCACCTTGGTCTTGTCTGCCATCTCTTGATTACCTCCTGTTTGATGTGCTATACTGTTCCGTGAGGTGGGAACAGCATGGATGCCGTGGTTTGTGTCTTGGTTACGGGTCTGATCCTCTGGGCCGAGTACCGTTTCGCGACACGCTGGTCGAGGTACTACCGCCGGCTCAACCGGGCCGCCCGCGAGGACATGCGCAACTACCGGCCCGGCATGAGCTACGAGGAGGCCCACAGGGCCCGCCTCAAGGTCAAGGAGCCGATGCCCTGAAGACGACGAGCATCGACGGGAACGGTGCCCGTGTCCGCTTCACTCCCCCCAGGGTGAACATCAGCCGGCCCCGGAGGAAGACGACCTCTGCCCGGTCCTTGATCAGGTCGTGGAACATCCGCGTATCCGTCCGGGCGGGGATCAGCAACACGGTCGTCGCGCCGTTCTCCGTCTCCGCCCGCGCCTTCCTGACCCAGCGGTCAACGTGCCGGTCATAGGGCGGATTGCAGAAGACCGTCTCCCCAGCCCAACTCTGTGCCAGCCCGTCCTCCTGCGCTGTGTAGTGCTTGCTGCACAGCGCGTTTTCGTGTGTGCTCGCGGCGTCGAGCGTGAAGTGGTACTCCCTGTCCAGCGCCTCGAACAACTCCTTCGGGGTCTCCCACTCCTTGACCGAGCTGGAGAACAGGCACCCTCCGTCGTTTTTCATGCTCTCCCTCCCTGAAAGTCGGGGTGTCCGGCAACCAACCCTTGTGGTTGGTTATTCGTACTTGTAAATTTCGTATCCCATGATTTCGTTGCACTTGTCGAAAACGTACCTCATGCCCAACCCGTCCTTGCTCGGAACCCATAGCTTGGGCGGATTCCACTCAACCCAGCCCATCGCGTCAGGAGTCCCGTCATAGTCCGGGTCATAATCCGGGTTATCAATCCATTGTCCGCCGTCCATGCAGTATTCGTACTGCCGTGGATGAGTGTGCTTCAGCCGCTGGAATCGTGTCTCCATGCCGTGTCGGCCATCCAAGTGGAAACCGAAGCCGCAGAAGATACAGCCAGTACGGTAAGCCCCTGTTGTGATGTACTCGCAACCCGGCATGGTTGGGTCAACGGCAATCTGTCCCTGGTTGTCTTGGACAATGACATCCCCGTAAACTGGTGCGATTTTGAGACCATAATCATGGATGTATTCGAGGACATCTTGCTCCGTCCAAAACGACATCGGTTGTGATACAGTCCTAACTCCGTAGTTGTTGCAACCGTTTTTCAGCCATGACAGTTTTCGTTCCCGTCCCTCTGCCGCCATCGTTGCAACAATAGGGGCGAGTTTCATTGCCGTTTGGTACTTATGGATAGGGCTTTTCTTCATGACGGAACAACAATAGTGAGAGATGCGGAACGGTGCTTGTTGACAGATCGGCAACCATTTTCCGCAATTGAATTGTGAATTGGTCAGCGGCAAATCACCACCATGCTCCTTTTGAGTCATGGCGAGTTGATATGATTCCTGATAACTGCCCGTGTATTTCGATAGCAGTTTCATTCTGGAAGTAACGCTTGATTTAGATTTGTTCTTCATCCTCGCATAATGGATTGACCGTGCGGTTTCTTTGCTGATGATCGGATACCCGTAATTTGTGATGACATCGCTGAACGCCATCGCTGGGCGGATGATATCAACGTTTTCCTGCTCCCGCACAAACTGTTGGATTTCCGGGTACTCCAGTCCCGTGTTTGAAAAAACCGCTTTGATTTCCGGGAACAGTTGCCGCGCAATGTGAAGGAGGACGGTCGAATCTTTCCCGCCGGAAAACGAGATTGCGACCTTCCCGTCAAAATGCTGATAGAATTCGATCAGCCGCGCTTGCGTGATTTGGACTTTCCGCCATAGCGGCAACCCTTGAAGTTCCTTGAGTTGTTCTCGCGTGTGTTTGTTCTCGCTCATAATCTCATCCGCTCCTTTCGAGAAAACGGGGCGGGCGGCAGCACGGCTTTAGCGGCTGCTCGTACCGAGCCGTGCGACCGTGGGGAATGGTACAAAGCCACGCGTCCTCTGCGGGTGCCGCCGCCCCTGGTGTGTCATTGTCCGCCCGTCCGCCGCTTGTCGTCGCGGACGGTGCCCATGTAGTCGATCCCGTCCTCCTCCAGCCGCTTGCGGAGCCGGAGCACGTTGGCCATCCTGGCCTCCCGGCAGCGGGGCTCGTGGTGGTGGGCGGCCGTGATGATCCGCACGGCCTGCTCGTAGGTGACCTCCCCGCTCCGGGGGAGCTTCGCCATGTACGCCCTGTCGCGGACGGCAGAGACCGAGATTTGCAGCGCGGAGGCGATCTCCGCCATCGTGTAGGTCTCGTTGTCCATGTCTCTCACCTCCTGGCCTTGTCCATCTTGGCCTTGCGCTCGTCCCACGCCAGCTTGGCCATCAGCACCCGTTCCCGGCGCTCGTAGTCCGCTTTAAGCGGGGCCTACCAGGCCTTGTACCGCTCACAGCGGTCATGGCATCCGGGCGTCCGGTCCGGGCAGCCGCCGCAGGGCGGGTAGTCCTTCTGGCCGGACTTGTTAAACCGCCGCCACATCGGTCCCACCTCCTGCCGCCTTCCTGGCCTTGTGCGCGAGGATTTCAGCCGTCATGTCGGGCTGGTCAGCCTCGGTGTACTGCCTCTGGCCGTACTGCTGGGCAAGGGGCCGCTTCGGGGGCGCGGCTGCGGCCGGGGCTGACGGTTTGGGCTTGCCACGGGCGCGGGCCTGCTCCAGGGTCTTGACGCCCTCCCGGACGAGAGCGTCGAGGATGCGGCGGAGGTACGCCCACACGGGATGCCCGTTGCCGCAGGCCTCGTCCACGGCGTAGACGACCAGCTCGTCCGCGTGGTCGCCCAGGTCGGTCATGAGGTCGCGCAGCTCCACCCACTGGGACGCGGTCAGACCCGGCTTGATGTACTGCTGGACGGCATCCGGGCCGCTGCCGTGGACGGGAGCGGTCTCCCGGTCAGACGAGACGGTCTGCTCGGCCTCGTGCGCGTGCGCGGAGAGAGATACGACGACGACGTCCGAAGGACGGAGGAGTGTATCTCTCTCTTCGGTTACGGTTACGTTTCCTGTTACGGTTTCGTTTACGGTTACGTTTTGGGTTTTGTGGGTTTCTGAAAAACCCAGTGGGTTTTCTGGGTTTTCTTGGGTTTCCGTGGGTTTCTTCGGGCGGCCGCCCTTCGACCCGTTCGCCTTGTTCCGGTCCACCCGGCTCTCGTAGGCATCGCGGTCACGGTCCACCTTGCGGAGGAGCAGGGCTGCGACCGCGTCACAGGCGACGTCGCCCGTGTCCGGGGCGCTCTGATCCGCCGCATACGCAGCCAGGGCGCGGGTGACCTTGCCCATCTGCTCGTCCGACAGTCCGGACAGGGCCGCGATGTCCTCGATGTACACCATGAAGCCGTTCATCAGTCGATCTCCTCATCGTCGTATTGGTCGAGCAGCTTGCAGACCTCACAGCGCTCGTATCTGCCCTCGCAGAACGTGTGGAACTGGATCCCCTTGTCTTCCTGGCGGTCAAACTTGAGGATCAGACGCGCCTTCGGGATGAGCCACTCGCACAGGATGGCCTTCTGGCTATGGCCGACCCAGTGGGGGCAACGCACATAGTCGCCCCCACTGGTGGATGACCAGTGCCCGACGTGGTCAGCCGGCAGGCTGCTCGGCGGGGTTTTCCGACGAGGTCGCTTCGTTGGCATTGATGATCTCCCCCGTGTCGGTGTCTACGATCTCCGATTCGACCTGGACGACCGGCGCCAGCGTCATGTCGTCCTCGATGGTGTCGTGGATGGTCTCATCCTGCTGGACGGCCCGGACGAAGTCCGTCTTCATGGGCATTAACTTCAGGGCTTGCTTCAGCACCGTCTTCTTGGCCATCTCATCGAAGTTGGTGGTCCAGGGGCTCGTCCCGCCCCGCTTGACGGCATCGCTGTACTTGTTCGCGTGCTCGCGAGCGTCGGCCACGGACATGACCTTGAATCCGTAGCCGCCATCCTTCAGGCGGACGACCGCGTAGAAGGCGACGGGCTCGCCCCGGTCCTGCATGGCCGGCTTGTGAATGAGCTTGGGCTCCAGCCCCAGCTCGTAGCTGAACGTGTCGTTGGCGTAGACCGTCTCCGCGCTGATGGTGGAGACCTGGCCGCTCCGGTACGCGAGGTCGATGAGGCCCTTGTAGCCGAGCTGGAAGGTGCACTCGTTGCGATTCGTATTGCCGTTCCAGCGCGGGATGAGGTAGCCCTGCCCCAGCGGGGTGTTGGGCTCGATGCCGAGCTGCGCGGCCGTCATCATCGCGCCCAGAAAGGTGCTGGGCTCGCACTTCACGAGCTTCTTGTTGGTGGACAGCGCGGACAGCACGATGCGGGTGAATCGCTCCGGCGTGAGGACCGACGGCAGCGCGGCCTTGATGGCCGGCTCCATCTGCTTGATGTACGCCTGGAGCGTCTGCTTGCCCCGATTCTCCGCGCTCGCGACGGCCTTCTGCTGGGCCGCCGCCTTCTGGATGGTGTTGGTCATGGTCATGTTAAATGCCTCCCTTTTCGTATTCGTCCAGCATCTCGCTGGTGAGCTTGTAGCCGTCGAGGATGTCCGGGTCGCCGAGGTAAAGCTTGAGAGCGGTCTCGGCCTTCTGGCAGAGCATGGTGGTGAACCCGTGCACAATCTTTCCGTACCTTTTGTCGGGCCGGGCGGGGTCGTACTGATCACGGATCAGTGCGTAGACCGCCAGCGGGTACTTGTCCCTGTCTTCCTGTACGCCCGCCCCGGTGTTCGCGATGCCAACGAACCGGGCCACGTCGTCCGCCGGGACGCCGTGGACGAGGGCGGCCGCTCCGGCGGCCAGCAGCGGCCCGCGAGCACGGAGATGGACGAACGGGTAGGTCTCGCGCCGAAGTCGGGGGTGGGCGGCGAGGAAGGCGTCCGACTGCTCCGGTGTCTGCTTGCTCACGCCGAGTTTGATCCGCTGGATGGCCGAGGCCATCGCCCGGTAATGGATGGTGAAGGAGGTGGTCTCCCACGGCTCCGGCTTCGGCTCCTCGATGCGGGGCTGCTCCGGCGCCACCCGGTTCAGCGCCGGGCAGACCGTCAGGAGCACGTCCGCCGTGGTCGGCAGGAGGCCGAGCCGCTCGTCCCAGTTCCAGACGACCGTGTTGCCGGGGGCGCTGATGTTGGCCTTCCCAATGGCCATCAGGCGCTGGGTGCCGTTGTGGATGGTGCCGTCCCTGCCGATGATGATGGGGTCGTTCGGGTCCGGGAACCATTCGCCCCGATACAGCGCGTTGCACAACTGGTTGATGAGCGGCTGGTTGATGGCCTTGTTGACGTTGCCGTAGAGCTTGAGCCAGCCCCTGGCGGTCCACGGCTGGATGGTCAGCCCGAAGCTTACCTGAATGCTGCACATAACTCCCTCACTCCTTTCACTTTACCGAGAACACCCGGCTGCTGCTGGTCTTCTGGTAGATGGACATCGCCGGATTCGCCGCCAAGCAAGCCTTGCTGTCGAAGGTCGTCCGGTTCTGGGTCTTCCAGGACACCTTGTACTGCCCGCAGACGCCCGTCTCCAGCGGCCCAAGGTCGGCCTTGAGGATGTTTTCGATCTCCGTCTTCCTCGCGTCATAGCCCTTGACAAGGCCCTTCAGCGTGAGGTACTCCTTGATGAGCTCCTCCCGCCCGTAGAGGTCGGCCTGTCCGGGGACCGTGTCCGCGAAGACCGTCCTGAGCGTGTCCGCCGTCGCGTCGGAGCCGTCCATGCCGGGCGTCCGGTCCTCGACGATGCAGTCCCAGAACTCGTTGGCCTGCCGGTTCAGCTCGTCGATCTCGCCCTGCTCCACCAGGATGGACGCCTCGCAATTCTCCGGCGGCATCAGGTCCTCGTCCCGCTTCAGGTGGAAAATGTGGAACTCGTTGTTGCCCACCAGCACGGCCAGGAACCACTCCCGGCACTCCGTCACGGCCATGTACTGGACGCACTGGGCGTAGTACTGGGTCGGGAAGTCGGAGCCGTGGAAGAGCTTGCTGGCGTAGCTCGACGTCGTCTTGCACTCCAGTCCGGCGGGGCCGGGGCGCCCGGTGCGGATCATCCGGTCCGGGGACGCGTGCAGGTGCGGGTACTGGTCGTTGCGCCAGATGAAGTTGGTCCGCTCGACCGGGATCCCGGTCTGCTCCGTGAAGAAACGGGCGACGAAGTCCTCCAGCGCCGTGCCGACCTTCGTGGCCAGGTTGCCCTCGAACGGCGGGATGCGGCCGGTGCGCTCCGCCCACAGCTTGTAGGCGGACGTGAACGGGTTCAGCCCCAGGATGGCTCCGATCTCGCTGCCGCCGATGCTCTTGGCACGTTCGGCCAGCCAGTCGGCCTCCGTCATGCCCTTGGTAGACACCTTGGTGATCATTGATTTTTCCTCCCTCTTGTGGTACACTCTTGGTGCGGCAGGTGAGTCAACTCCCTCTCACCTGCGGTCGTGCGGCCGGGACTCACTCCCCCGGCCTTTTTTCATGCCCGACGACCTCCCCGGTGATGTCGGACACCGTCGTGGACGTCAGCCCGCAGTCGATCAGCTTCGGCCGATGCTCCTCATCGACGACCGCGACGCCGAGCATCAGCCCCGTCAGCCAGGCCATCGCGGCCTCCCGGCTCATGCTGTCGAACCGGACCGGGGTGTCGTTGATGGACGCCGTCGCCGTGTAGGTCGTCGTCATCCCAGCCACCCCTTCCCCTGCACCCAGGCGACGAACCCACCCATGAGCCTGTCCGCGGCGTACAGAGCCAGCCCCAGATACAGCCCGATGCCGATGGCCATCAGGATGTAGTCCGACCAATGGCCGCGCCTGTGCCGTCCGTTGATGACGAGGCTCTTGATGCCTCCCCAGATGATGTCCCGCATGTTGTCACTCCCTTCTGTTGCTCTTTCCACTTCCAGTACGCCTCCAGCACGGCCCGGCCGATGACGATGTTGGGTGCCATTACTCCACCCCCTTTGCGGTTCCCGGAAGTTCACATTTTGTGGACTCGTGGGCAAAAAAAGGGCGGAGTTCGGACGGCACCGTGACGCCAAACAGTTCAGCCATCGACTCAATGTCATGAGCCGTTGCTTCCTGTCTGCCGTTCACGATGTCATACGCCTTCCGGGAACTCCAGCCGATTGCCTTCGAGAACGTCAGGACGGATTTGTACTTGGACACGACGATTGCCCGCAACGTGATCGCTTCGCTCATCACGTAGCACCTCCTTCCGAGTTCACATTTTGTGGTCTGCTTTATACTACAACGCTAAATCTGTTTTGTCAACACCTTGTGGACAATTTTTTTAAATTCTGTTGCATTAGGTCTCCGAATTGTGTATAATACAGATGAAAGGGGACCTCAAGATGAATAAGGTAGCGACAAGCCAAGAGAGGCTGGCCGAGTTGTTCGACAGTCTGAATAAAAGGGATGTCTCCATCGCGGACGAGTTGGGAGTGTCGAAGCAGGCCATCAGCGCGTGGCGCTCCGGCGACCGTTCGCCAAAGAAATCCATGCTCGAAAAGATCGCCGGCCTCTATTCGGCAAGCATTCCGTGGCTGCTGGGGTATGACGTTCCGAGGACGCCCTCCTCCGAATCCACGCCGGCGAGCTCCGGGCTCGACCCCTGGGACTACCGCGAGGAAGTCCGGCGGGACCCGATGCGGGGGACGTTGTTCTCTGCGGCCCGGAAGGTGCGGACGGAGGACCTGGAGCTGGCCATCGCGTTCCTGAACAAACTGGCGGGGGATGAAGACGAATGATCAGCGTTTACATGGTGCATTTTCCCAAGGCGTCCGTCCGGGGGTGCGTCCGCATCGACGGCAACGGGGACGCGTCCATCTACATCGACGACCGGCTGTCGCGGGAGGGCCGCAGGGAGACCCTCCTGCACGAGCTGCGCCATCTCAAACGCGGGGACTTCCAAAGCCCTCGCCGCATCGATCAAGTGGAGGGAGAAGAATGAAGCGGATCATGACGCTTGTGCTGGCCCTGCTGTTCGCCTTCTGCGCCTATAGTGAGCACATGAGACACCACGGAGGCTGACCATGACCAACGCAGTCATCTACGCCCGATACTCGTCCTCCAGCCAGCGGGATGCGTCCATCGACCAACAGGTGGCCGCCTGCCGGAAGTACGCGGAGCAGATGGAGTACAAGGTCATCGGGGTGTACGCGGACCACGCCATGACCGGGACGAACGACAAGCGGCCGGAGTTCCAGCGGATGCTCCGGGACTCGTCAAAGCGGGCCTTCTCCTTCGTCATCGTGTACTCGCTCGACAGGTTCTCCCGCGACCGGTACGATTCCGCCGTCCACAAGCACGAGTTGAAGCTGAACGGGGTCCGCGTCATCAGCGCCATGGAGCGCATCACGGACGACCCGACCGGCATCCTCATGGAGTCCATCCTGGAGGGGTTCGCCGAGTACTATTCCAAAGAATTATCCCAGAAGATACGGCGCGGGACACGGGACTCTGCCGAGAAGGGCCGCGTACTGGGGAAGATCCCCTTCGGTTACCGGCGCGGGGAGGACGGTCGATTCGCCATCGACCCGGATAACGCGCCCGTCGTCGAGGAGATTTACCGCAGAACGGCCGCGTGCGAGCAGGCAGCGTCCATCATCCGCGACATCAACCGGCGCGGCATCCGCACAGCCAGCGGCTCCGAGTGGACGCGGACGTCTCTGGACACGCTCCTGACAAATCCGCGCTATTACGGTCTGTACAAGTACGCCGACGTCGAGATTGAGGGTGGCATGCCGGTCGTCGTCAGCAGGGAGCTATGGGAGGAGGTCCAGAAGCACATCGCAACCAAGCCCAACCCACGCCACGGCCCGCGCCGAAACGACAAAGGGGTCTATCTGCTGACCGGGAAGCTGTTCTGCGGCTGCTGCGGGGCGCCCATGGTGGGCGTCTCCGGGACAGGGCGCAACGGCCTTCATCACTACTACAAGTGCGCGGAGAAGGTCAAGCGTGCCGCCGCCTGCCACAAGCACAGCGTCCGCCGGGAGGTGGCCGAGTACCTGATCGCCGAGCGCATCCGGGCTGTCGTGATGCGGGACGACGTCATTGAATGGCTGGCCGACTCCGCCATGGCTTACTACGAGCAGAGCCAGCAGTCCTCCGACGCGTCCCTCCTCCGGGGCCGTCTCGCGGCAACCCAAAAGAAAAAGGCCAACCTGATGCAGGCCATCATGGCGGGGATCGTCACGCCCACAACCAAAGATGCGCTTGAGCATCTGGAGGACGAGGAGGCGTCCATCCAGGCCGACCTCGCCACGGCAGAGCTCCGCCAAGGCGTCCCGCCGGACCGCGCCGAACTGACGGCCTTCCTCCGCTCCTTCCGCGACGGCGACGTCTCCAACCCGACCTTCCAGGCCGCCCTCTTCGACGCCTTCCTCGTCAAAGCCTACCTCTACGACGACCACTTCAAAATCTACTTCCGCGTCGAGGACGAGACCATCGACCAGGACGTCCCGATCGACACCGCCCCCACGCTCCCCGACGGCATCATCGACCTCGGCACGGTTCGCATAGACGCACAGAAGCTCCACTCCCAACCCACTATGCGAACCACCCTGAAGAGATCAAGGGACGGCATCGTCATAGAGGTCCAGCTCCTGGCATGACCGGGAGCTTTTTCTGCATCAAAAGAGGGGGCCGCAGCCCCCTCCATGTTAGCCGTCCTCCAGGTCCTCCTCTTCGGGCGGATGGTTCACCGTCGGCACTTCGTCATCACCCGGCATCAGCACGATGCCACCCGCGTTCGCCGCGTCCGCGAGGCCCTCTCCGATGATGTAGGCGATGACCGACCCGGCCGACAGGACGAGACCGGAGATCGTCTCCGCCGTCTTGGCGTCCAGTTTCAGGGCGATCAGCAGGCCGCTGATGAAGCCGGCCAAAGCCATCCACAGCTTCCGCGACGTGATCTTCCGCTTCCAGTCGATGTTCATCATACTCATGCTCCTTTCAGGTCTCTGATGTCGTGTTCCACTTCTGTCATGCGGCCCTCCAGCACGAAGGTCCGCTCGACCAGGTTGTTGTGCGCGTGGACTTTCTGCTCCAACTGCTCCAGCCGGTAGGCGATCAGCTCCGCGTTCTCGGACGCGGCTTTCTGCGTCCCCTTCATGGCTGCCGAATAGCTGAACAGCGCGACGATGACGCTCCCGACGAGCCCGACAAGGGCCACAATGATCTCACTATCCATTGGATTCACCCCCTCGCCAGATACTCGTCTTTGACCCAGCCGGTGGCCGCGTACTCGATGCGGCTCCACTCGCCGTCCGTCTCCAGCACGTCCACTTCGGTGCCCTCCGGGAGCTGCGTGATCTTGGCCCCGCCCGGTTTCTCCCGGACGTTCAGCCTGCCCCCGACGACGTGGGCGATGCCGATGGACGCGGGGACTTCTGGCGCGGGCGCCGGCGTCTGATCCTCGTAGTCCACGGCGTTGAGGTAACCGACGTAGCCCCACTTGGAGATGGCTGTCTTCGTGAAGCCAGCCTTCTCGCTCTGGGCGTTGTAGACGTACTTGCCCGTCTCGTCCACCAGACCGATGTGGTAGCAGTCGCCCGGCGGCTGCTTGTACCAGCGGTTGCCGCTGTCAGACTCGCGCCAAACGCGCACCTTGAATGCCGCCATCCCCGGCTCCGCCTTGCTGACCGGGAGGAGTTCGACCACGTTTGCGCGGGCGATGGTGTTGCTCCCGTGCGCGATGGTCTTGCCGAACCGCTTATACGCCCAGACGAACGCCCCGGAGCAGTCCACGTTGCCCTGCTGGGCCGCGCCCCACTTGTAGGCCCAGTGCTCGTCGTACATGCGCTTAAACAGCGCGATGAGCCCGTTGACCGGGATCAGCATCAGTGGTCACCTCCCCGGAGGCAGTAGGCCGTGAAGAAGCCGGAAGCATAGGCGAGCAGGGCCAGGACGATTGTTGCTGTCCAGGTCATGCGCCGTGCCTGTACGCCTGATGCATCAGTTGGAAACCGTCCTCCGTCAGGATGGTCGCGGCGTGGACTTCCACGGTGCTGATGGCGGCGGCGGCAAGAATAGAGTGGTAGGCGGACTCTGCGGCCTCGCGGGTCGCGTGCTGGGTGACGAGGTTGGCGGTCGCGCCGTTGTTGGTCTGCAGTTCGATGACGATGTAGCTCATGGTTGTAACCTCCTCGTAATCAGGTCGTGATAAGTGCGCGGATGGCGGCAAGCTCATCCGCAAGGGTGGTCTTGGTCACGTTCGTGCCGGGGACGATGTCCGCGCCGAAAGCGATGGCAGCGGTGGTCTTGTAGAGCGTGTGGCCCGCGATGAGCAGGGTATCTGCGGCGCGGTTGCCCCTTGCCACATAGGTGTCGTCAACCGGGGCGATGCTCTCCTCAAGGACACGCGTTTGCGTGATGTACCCGATGACGGAGATATCGGGGTAGTCGGTAATGTCGGTGTGTTCATCTTCGGACGTGAAAAACTATACGATCAGTCGGGTGTCGTTCGGCCCGGTCGTGATGACGAGCGGGTCGGTGGTCGCGGCACTCTGCTGGACAAAAATGTTCGTCTAAGAGCCGTATAATCCCGACACAGGAATCAACGTCCCGGCTTTTTTGTGTGACGCAATGCTGCCGCACGAGATGACGTAGGTCGTGTTCGGGACGCATTTCGCCACCGCCGTGCGGGTGGTTATGTCTGCAGACCTCGTGATACCGCCTCTATCATTCAAATAATATTTCTCAACGAGCTTCTGGCTGTCGTACCACTCCACCGGGACGAAAGCGGTGTCCTCCAGCCTGGTCACTCGCGGCGTGAGCTCGGACACGGCGCTGATGATGTCGGACGCGGCGCCCTCGACGGCGGCGATCTGGGCCGCGCCTTCCGCCTGCACAAGCCCGATCTGCGTCGCGCCGGCCGCGTTGACCTCGGTCAGCTTGTCGGCGGCAGAGGAGGCGGACCCGGCGGCGGCCGTGGCGGAGCTTGCGGCGGCGGACGCTGAACCTGCGGCATCGGACGCGGACCCGGCAGCGGCTTCGGCCTTCTGGATGGCCGTCGCGGCGGCGCCGTTCGCGCCGGACTCGCTGCTGGCGGCGGACTGTGCGCTCGTGGCGGCGTTGGAAGCGGCCGTTTCTGCCCGCGTGACGTAGCCGCTCATGGTGTCTGCGGCCACCGTCATGTTGTTGTAGTAGGCGATTGCCTGGGCCTTGTCTGCGGCGATGCTGGCCGCGTCGGCCGCTGCGGTACTCGCGTACCCCTGTGCCGCGAGAGAGGCGTCCTGCGCGGCAGCCTTGTAGTACTCGACGGTGGAGACCGCTTCGCTGATGCCGCTGGCACTTCTTTCGGCTGCGGCGGCGCTGTTCGCGGCCGCTGTGGCCTTCTGCGTCGCGGTGGTGGCTGCGGTCTCCGCTCTGCCCTGGGCGGTCTCTGCGGCCCTCTGGGCGGCCTCTGCGGCTGTCTGGGCGGCGATGGCCGCGCCCTTGGCCGTGTTCGCGTCCGTCACAGCCTGGGCCGCGGAAGCGCTGTACCCGCTGATGGTCGTGACCGCGTCTGCCGCGTCCCTGGCGCTATCGGCTGCGGCGTCGGCATAACCGGACGCTTCCGTGGCGCTCTGCGCGGCGGCTTCGGCGCTCTGGGCCGCCTCCTCGGCGGACTCAGCTGCGGCGTCGGCGGAAGCCTGTGCGGCCGCTCTCGTCGCGATGGCGAGGTTCAGCGCGGTCTGGATGGACGCGGGCGCGGTGTCCGCATCGACCGGGCTCCGGTGCACGATGGTCGAGACGGGCCTGCTGATCCGCACGTCCTCGGCCATGATGTCGTGGGTCGTGTTCTCCTCCGACCAGACGACGGCCCGGAATTCCGCGACGCCGATGCCGGCCTGGGCCGTGTCCTCCGCGCTTACGAGCCAGCTCAACACGCTGGTCGCCGTGTCGTAGGTGACCGCCGGCAGCAGATAGGTCTCGCTGTGCGGCAGGCCGTCTTCGTCAGCCGGGTAGTAGACGACGCCGATGCCATAATCCTGCCCGGCCAGGGCCGTCGCCCATTCGGTCATGTCGATCTGGATGGTGGTCGTGCCGTCCTCGCCGGCATAGCCCAGATCGATTCGGATGACATTCCCGATCGAATCCATTGGCATTCCCTCCTTTTGCCCATCTTACCAACGCCCTCATTGGCGCGTTAGTCGAAAGAGGAGGAGGGTCTCCCCTCCTCCCTGGTCGGTCACTTCCACTTTTCGATGTCTTTGATCTTCTTGGCCGGGTCGTACCCGATGGCCTCGTAGGCCGTCAGCGCCAGGGACTTGATGCGGGCCGCCTCGGCCTTGTCCCCGCGCTCCAGCGCCGCCAGGTACAGCGGCTTGTAGTGGCTGGTGATGCTGCTGGACAGGTTGCTGCTGGTGTAGCCGAAGTCCTCCGTCAGGCGCTTGGTCTCGGCCTTGAATCCGGCCGCGTCGCCCGCGTCCAGATAGCCAAGCCAGACGTCGGAGACCTTCGTCTCCTGCGCCTCCCGCATCCAACTGAAGGCGTCGTGCCTGCGCTGCTCCGGGGTGTCCTCCTTGTCCTTGGCCACGTTCAGGAGCTTGTTGTCTGCGATGAAGTCCACGGCCTCGTCCTCGGTGAGATTGCCGGCGAGGAGCTCGCCCTTCACGACCTTCCGGGTGCCCGTGTTGACGTCCGCCACTTCCTTCCCGCCGTAGCCGGTGAGGTAGTCCAGGATGTTCCGGGCGGCCTCGGTGTCTCCGGCCTTGAGCGCCTCGTAGTACCTGCGCCCGTAGGCCGTCAGACTCGCGTCGCGCATGCCCATGTTCTCCAGCACGATCCATGCGAGGGTGTTCAGGCTTGATGTGCGCTTGGCGCTGCCGACGCCGACGGGGAGGTCCTGCCCGATGGCAGTCTCCGCGAGGTTGGTCAGGCCGCGAAGGTCGCGCATCACGTTCTTCAGCGGGATGCCGGCGAACTTGGCAAGGCTGCCGCCGAAGTTCTCCATCGCCCGCCACAGGTCGAAGCGCTGGTTGCCGTCGGGGTCCGTCCAGACGTACTTGCCGCCGCGCAGATTGTCCCACGCCTTGCGGAGGTCGGAGATGACGGCGAAGGCGTCGTTGGTGACCTCCTCGCCGTTCAGGGCCGCCCAAAGGTCCTGCACCAGCACCAGGCTGGTCAGCGGATTGATCTCGTCGCCGAAGCTCCTGCCGAAGGCCGCAGCCCACTTCTCCATGAGCGTCTTCTCGTCATCGTCCTTGCGGATGGCGGAGAAGAAGCCCTTGATGAGCGCCTGGAAGACAGCGGAGACGACGAAGCACACGGCCGCCCGCGCCGGGTTGATGTGGACACGCCCGTTCTTGAGTCCGCTGATGGAGTCGAACAGCATGTTCATCGTCAGCGTGGGTTCCGCCATGAAGGCCGTCATCATCTGCATCATTGGGTTCTTCGACCGCATCAGGCTCGACTTCGACAGGGTCGAATCGTAGACCTGGGTCAGCCGGATGATCTCGTTGAAGCGGGCCGCGCACATGGTCAGGAACTCCTCGCTCTTGACGTCCATGTCCGGGTGCAGATGCGACTGCTCGATCTTGGTGGCCTTCCCCAGTTTCACCCATGCGGCGCGGTCGCCCAGCTCCGGCAGGAAGCCCGTGACCTCGTCCATCTTCTGCTTCGCGGCCTTGATCGCCGTGTCTGCTTCCTTCGGGCTGATCCACTCCATCGCGCTCTGGCCCACGCCGGTGTCGAACCGGCCGGCCGCTTTGATGTTCGCGATGCCGGAGTATTTGAGCATCTCCGCGTTGCCGCCCTGGCTCACATCCGCGAGGGCCATCGCGAGGTAGGCAGGATTCATCACGGCCGCCGCCCGGATGTAGGACAGGGGCTGCTGTGCCGCCACGGACAGGGAACCGACCACGGCGCCCGCCTTGAAGGTCTTGATGAGCTTGCCCATCGCGCTGTCACGCGGGTCAGAGACGGGGCCGCCGTTCAGGTCGGCCAGGAAGGTCTGGAGGTAGCTCTGCGCCCCGTCGCCGTACTTCAAGCCGATCAGGGAGCGGACGCTCATCGGGCTCGTGCTGTCGTCCGGCGCTTCGATCCCGGCTTCCTTTACCGCCAGCGAGGTCTCGCCGGATTCTCCGATGGGGAGCTGCCTGTTCTTCCGCTTCTCCGGCGTCGTGCGGTCGATCTCGATGGTCTCAAGGCTCCCGTCCGGCAGCACGCGGATGCGGTAGTTGAGCACGCGGTTCAGGCTCTCAATGGCCGGCGCGAAGTGCGCGTAGGTGGCCATCTTGTTGACGTGCCCGCTGATGACGTCCGTGAAGTCCGTCAGCAGGACGGGGTTGTTCGCGCCCTTCACGCGCCGGATGGTCTGCGATCCATGGACGAGGCGGCTGTCGTTCGTCGTGGACGCGTTCCCGGCATCGGACCGCTGGTGGAGGTTGCCGCTGTAGCTCTGGATGGGGAAGTAGTACTTCTCGGTGTACTTGCGGATGCCGTAGAGCGCCATGCTGGCCTTGTTGCCCAGGGCGCCCATGTCGTTGGTGATGAAGCCGACCATCTCGTCCGCGAAGGCTTTCTGTTCTTCCGTCAGCCAGCCGGTGATGGTGTCCATGTCCGTCTGCGTCAGCCGGGTCCCGGTGAAGGTCTGCACGCGGGACGCGTTCCGGTCGGTGGACTGGAACACGAAGCCGCCGGACTCCAGGTGCGTGCTCCCGATGGCCGTGTCGATGTGTTCGCGCTTCCAGATGGCGTACAGGCTCATCGCCTGCTCCACCGTCAGCGTCACGTTCGCCCCGCGCACAGTCGTGAACTGGAGCTTCCTGCCGTCCCTCCCGGCCCAGTCATGGTAGTGATGCTTGTCCGCGATCTCCGCCATCGTCGCCTTCGCCTGTCCGATGGTCAGGCCGTACTTGTTCTCGGCCTCGAAAATCTCGTCGGCCAGAGAGGACAGCCCGGCGTTGTCCAGCCAGCGGAAGAAGTAGACCGGCGTCATGTTGCCCTCGCGAATCTGCTGGGCCATCATGATGGCCCTCCGGGTCGCGGCCTTTCCGGTCCGGGCATCCTTCTTTACCATCGCAGGATCGACCACGGCCTTGGCGGCCTCCGCCGTCGCAACGCGCTTCCCGTTGCGGAAGATTTGCCGCTGGTGCTCGATCTCGCCGCACAGCATGCCCGTGATGAAGTCCAACTTCTCCAGCGCGGCGTTGACGGCCTGCGCTTTCGTCACGCGGGTCACGCCGGCGGCCGGGTCGGTCTTCATCGCGGACGCCTCGCCGTACTCCTGGAGCGTCGCCAGCGCGTCGGCCAACTCGTCCATGATCTCGTCGTCGTAGACGGGGTTGGCCTTGTCCTCGGCCAGCGCGGCATAGGCGCTCAACAGCTTCGCGGCGCTCCTGGCGTCCGTCAGGAAGTTGGTGCCGTTGTAGTCCGCCGTCCGCCTCATGTGACCGGGGTGCTTCGGGTCGGCCTCCATGCTCTTCACCGCGTCGTGCGCGAGGAATGCGCCTACCAGCGCGATGGCCAGCGGTTTGTACTCCTCCGGCACGTTCCGGTAGTCCGTCTCGTGGATGATGAGGTCGTTCACCCGGCCCACACGGCGGGCGATCCTGCGCCGGTAGACGCTCGCCTCTGCGGCAAGGCGCCTCGCGTCGCGCTCGTTCTGCATCATCTGCTGATAGTGCTCGCGCTGGGCGACCAGGTCCTGGACGCGCTTCGACTGGAGCCGGCGGATGACCCGCTCCATGCGGTTGATCTCGGCCTTGTTGGCCTTCCCGTCGTGCCGCATCTTCTCCACCTGTGCCTGCATCCCGGCGATGGACGCCGCGACCTGTTCAGGAGACTTGTCCTCGACGTACTGCCGGATGAAGTCGTAGGTGCTGTTCTCCAGCTCCCGGAAGCCGTTGCTGTCCGCGATCTTCATCAGCGTGTCGTAGGCCTGGTCGTACCGGCCCTTCAGCGTCTCGGCCTTGTTGCGCTCGGCCACGGCGTCCGCCGTGCCGACAGCCTCGCCGGCCTTCTGCACCTGTGCCTGCCACGCCCGCTCCGCCTCGCGCAGCTCGTTCCATGCGTTCTGGAACTGCCGCAGGGCCTCGGCCTGGGCGCCGTTCTCCGCCTCCTGCGCGTCCATCTCGGCCATGTAGTCCCACATGTTGATCTGGCCTTCGACCTCGTCGTGGCTGCGGCGCTTGAACTGCACGCCCTCCTGCTCGTAGGGGATGCTCTCCAGCACCTTCTGGCGGCTCTCGCCGGTCCTGTCGTACTCGTACTCATAGACCGGGATGCCAAGCTCTTTGGCCTTTTCGATGATGGCCAGACGGTCCTGAATGTCTTCGCCCTAATCGATGTCGTTCTCTGCGGGGAGGACGATTGCGGCCCACTCGTCCGTCGATACGCCTCTCCGGGCCTTGGCCTCGAAGTACCGGGTCTTGACGTTCCGGGACTGCTCCAGCAGCGCTCCGATCTGCTCGACCTCTTCGCTGGTGAACTTGATGGCCTCGCCGTTGAAGCGGAAGATGTCCGGCTCACTGGATGGGTCGAAGTCTTCGCTATTGGCGTCGTTGTTGAAATCGACCCATTCATAACCGCCGCCGACGCCGCTGGTCGGGGATTCCTTTCGGCCGACCTTTTCGAGTTGCCGATAGAAAGCCTGCTCGAAGTCTCGGAGATCGCCAAGCCCTTCGTCGCCGCCGTGGTCGTGCCACAACTGCCACGCGAGGTCTCTCTTCGCCCTGTACAGGTCACCCTCTGAATTACTCTGTTCTTCGTAGGTGCCAAGGCGGACAAGGTCTGCACGGATGTCCTCCACGTCGGAGTAGCGCTTGATGGCATAGCTCTCCAGTTTTCCGGGGAAGCCATAGTCCTCTCTGTACCACTCGCCGGTCTCCTCCCTGACTGCCTCCTGCCATTCGTAGAGAGTGTCGCGCATCAGATCGGACAGGCCTTCGAGCGTGTTCGGATACTCTTGGTAGCCCCCCCACCGGTTGCGTATCCGGACCACTTCGCGGCCGTCCTGAATCTGTTGCACCGCATCGCCGGGCAGCGAGAATGTCCACGAGTCATTGCCATAGACCCTCGTTTGCCCCGCGCCCCCGCCGGAGAGATACGCGTCCGGGAGGCTGTTCGTGATGACGCCGCTCTTCAGGACGACGGTGCAGTTGCCGAAACTGGTGTATGGCTCTGCGTTCCCACGGGACCGAATGACGGCGATGCTCGGCCACACAAGCCCGCCGATGTTCAGCGCGCTGAGCAGGCCCTTGTATCTCATGTTGTGAAGGGCCACCATCCCGTCCTCCCGGACTTCGACGGCCTCTCTCGCCGCGAACTGCTTCACCGGGTGCTCGACGGCTTCCTCCAGCGCCTCCGCAGGCGCTCCCAGCGTATCGAGCTTGCCCTGAGAGGGGGGATCGGTGTAGGTGAGCCCGGGCAGTATCTGCCTGTACCGGCTAACATCAGGTTGTGTAAACACCGAGTCATTTAAGAATTTACTATTTGACGATTTACGATTTAACTTCGTTCGCTTTTGTCACGACTCGGCATAGTTGAAGTAAACTTCACTCTGCACTCGCTGCTCCAAAAGGTTCCTATTTATTT